AGTTCAACAAGAAATGGAATAATAAAAAATTTCAGAGCCAATAAACATTATACAGAAAATGAGGTTAATTATTTTAGTACTGCTAGGGAGGGTACGATACAATCTTCTGCCTTAGTCTTTAATGGACCAGATTTACCAGAGCAAGTAGATCCAGTAAACTTTGTTTCTTATATGTACAAAGAGTTTAATGATTCATTCAAGCATTTTGGAACCAGGATGAGAATCATAGGCAGCATAAATGCTGGAGAGTCTGGATTACAAAGTCCTGAAGGATCTTTTATCTTTCTACAAAATCAAGATATAAATGCAGATGATCCGAGCAAAAACCTAGATATCAGGGGGGGATCTGGAGGTATAGCGATAAATATTAATAAAGAAAGAAATACTGGATACTTCTTTGAGATAGTTGCACTGACTGAAGGCAATGCTCAAGATTATATAAATCCTTCAAAGCAGCAGTTAACCGCTAATGAAATTTTAAGCAGCCCTGCACCAACTTGTAATAACAATGTGGTCACAATAACCTTAAAAAATGAAGTAGATTTTGTTGTAGGTCAAACAGTTGAGATAACTGGTCTAGTAGATTCTTTAAATCCAACAGATACTAGAACTCCGTTAAATGGTGAGTACAAGGTAACAGCAATTAATGAAAATAAAAAAACAATAAAGTACACCATACCTGGGGCCGCAATTCCAAATAGAACCTCTACTACTGGAGGAACCCTTAGACTTTCTAATGCTTATCCCACGAATATTGCAAATGTTTACTTTTATAAGGTTGAAGCAGATGAAAATAATAATGCAATACCTAAAAGGCTGTGGAGCGGAACGTCCCAAATTGTAGTCGATGATGGAAAATTTACTGGACAAAATAGATTTATAACAGAAGATGTTTCCACAGTTTACGATTTATCTGTTGAGCACATAAATTCTGGAGAATCAAGAACCTTCTTTTTGTTTATTAATGGAAAGCAAGTACAAACTGTAGTAGACACAGACCCCCTTCCAGAATATAACTCAATGGCACTTTTTGTCAGGGGAACAAGTAGGTGTATGTTTGAGAATATTTATGCGGTAGGGCCAAATGTTTCTCAAAACAGCAATGTAACTTTAGCGCAACCCCTGTCTGAAGTTTGGCAGGATCAGGAGGTCGATTTCCCTGAGTTTTTCAAAAAGTATGCAATTAGTGGAATAATACAAAAGACTTATCTGTCTGGAATAAATTCAGAGGGTGGTCCAGAACACTCTCTCTACTATGATGAGTTTGGAACGATAATGAGAGAAGCGGCTTTCTTAAACATAAAATATGATAGGGCATATCCAGCACTGTATTCAAGAATAATGAAAACATTTAATCAAATTAAGGGGTATTCTATTTCAGGATTTTATGCAAACTCGTATGGAGCAGAGTTTCTTATTATTAACTGCACGGACGCTAATCTAAATATTGATGATACAACAGGAAACTTTTTAAGAATACAAGGAGTTGCCTTTACGCAAGAAACTAGTAGAACCCTAACTGTTGATGATTATTACAAAAAAATATCTTCTTTGTCAGATCCCATATATGAAGACGATGGAACTCTAAAGAACCCTCTTATACAAAGAGATGAGTATAACAAAATAATAAATAGCAGATACAGATACGGAATAAGAGACTTTTCTTTAACAAGCCCCTATATTCAGACTGAAGAATCAGCAGAAAAAATATTGGGTTGGATTATAGAAAAAGTTTCCAAGCCTAAAATTCTATTAGGAATAAATACATTTTCAACATTTGATTTGCAATTAGGAGACATAGTTAAAATTAATTATAAAAATAATGATGGAGTAGATGTTGTATGCGATACCGATAAAAGATTTGTAATATATAATATTGAAAATAATAAATCATTACAAGAAGAAACTATGACTATGTATTTGGTGGAGGTATAGTATGGCGATACCAAGAGGGCAGTTTGGAAATAGGCTTGACACTGCTGCTGGCAGGGCAAAAGAGGCACAAATGGCTGCCGCCGCTCACGCACTACAGGTAGCACACTCTGAAGCAGTGCATGGCAGGGCAGAAAATGCTCAGGCAGCAATACAAAAGGCAATTGAACATACAAATAACGCAGGGGTAGCACCAGCAGGACAATTTGAACAGGCAGTAATTAGAGATATTAATGCGATTAACGCAATTTCCCAACCAAGCAATAACCCCCCACCTACTGGTGACAGCGGCGATGGCGGTGGTGGCGGCGGTGGCGGTGGTGGCGGCGGTGGTGCCCCAGCACCACCAGCAAAACCAGCCAATCCATGGATAACCTCCTCAAACTTTGTTAGTCCTTCAGGAATAAAGCAGGCAGATCCAGATATTGTAATAACAAGACCAGAGCCAGTTGGACCAGAAGCCGTCCTTGAATTAAACTATGAAGATATTTCTGGAATGGAATTAATAAATGTTTCAAGGTCAGATCTTGTGGATGGTAAAAAGGTGATCTATTCTCCAATAAAAAATTTATCAAAATTGAGAAATAAATATAATCCAAACAACCTTATCAATGTTTCTTCTACATCATCTAACTATTTTGCAACCTTCGGAATAGACTTAATCGGTAGAGGAATGAGCACTCCGTACTTTGATGATTCAGGCGACTTGGTTATAGAGATTGACGATATAAGAGATAATGAGTTGATTGAGATAGATGTTGACACAAGTGGTACAATTAGTTTAGTGGATTTCTCATGATTACTAACGACGGAAAAGAAGTAATATCAAAATACCTGTTGGGGCAGGCACCCTCTTATGCCACCCACATATCAATAGGTTGCGGGGCAGATCCATTAGATCTTTTAGATCCAGAACAAAGTGATGCGTCAACAAAAAAAAGAATGAATTTTGAAATGAATAGGGTTCCTATAATTTCAAAAGGGTTCGTTGAAGAGGATGGAATAACAAAGATAGCATTTACTGCAAAACTTCCAACAGAAAATAGGTACGAGATTACTGAGGTGGGACTATGGTCTTCGGCAAATAATTCACTAGCAAAGGGCTTTGATAGCAGAACAATCTTTGATTTTGAAGAAAACTGGGAAGCGCACGATTCAACAATAGAACCAGTTATATTGCTCTCGGATTTAGGATCAAATGGTGTTGTGGAAGATAATGGTCTAAAGATTTTTAAGATAAATAATGAACATGCACTTTTGGAAGAAACAGAAAGAAGAAATAGAAAAGAGGGTCCAAGATTTTTAAATAATTCAATCTTTGTAAGAGGTGATTCTGCAAATATAGAGTCTATAGACTTCAACATTTCCTCCGCATCATCTGATGGAACCTTGGTTGAATATACCTCTACATCTTCTTCAAACACTTTTGTTATAGGAGACAGTGTGACAATATCGGGATGCGCTGATTCTAATTTTGACTTTGTTTCAGCAGAGGTTACATCGGTAACCTCTAATAGTTTTACTATAACAAAGCCCGTAGCCGCAGGTACGACAAACGGAGGAATAGCATGGAAGACTGGAACGTGGACTCCAGAAGAAGATGAAGAAGGTTTTATGTCTAAGCACATTCATCTCAAGAACATCAGTTTAAACATATCAAAGAACAATCCATCAGATATTATTAGTTTTGCTTTTAGCGTAATAGATAAAACTTCTATCGGATCAGGGACTCCAGAATATGTAAAAATATTGATTGAGTTTCTAAGAAACGAGTTGAATAAAGATGTTGGATTTGCAAAAGCAGAAATATATATACCCTCTTATGCTTTAACAAATGACAGATATAAGGTTATTTCTTTTCCAGTATCAGATTTAATTAATACTCCAGATTTTTCTTCGGATCAGATAACTGTTGCTAAAATTTACTGCCAAGTTACAACTCAAGGAGTAGGCTCTTTGGTAGGTTCAGACGAACACTATGTTGCTTTAGACGGAATAAGAATAGACAACGTTTCAACAGTTAATCCACTATATAAAATGGTTGGATATTCTTCTACAAGGACAGTTGATGGTTATCCAATAATTAAGTATAGAAATTCTAACAACTTTGTTGAGTTTAGGTTCGGCATAGGAGTAACCTAATGTCAAAAATAGTTAAACTTAATTATAAACAGATGCCTAATATAAATACTTTTACAAAAGAGTATCAGGTAAGATATAGAATAGTTTCAGAAGATGGAAATTTTAGGTCTGCCTTTTCCCCCATGTACTCTATAGATCCAGAATTAATTTATCAACCAGGAAGAATAGATTCTCCAGGATTTTTGATAGTGGAGCAAGTAGGCTCTTCTTTCATAAGCACCACCTGGGATGCTGTTTCTGTGTATAAAAAAGTAAATGAAGGGTTGTCATTGCTGGACGAAATATCAGAGTATGATATTTGGATAAAATGGGCAGATAGTTCTGCACAAAATGAATCAGAGTGGATACATAAAGAAAGAGTATCTACCACCTCGTTAAGCATAAATGTTCCCTCTACATATCCATATGTAGATCCAAACACTAACAATGTTAGCAATTTAGTTCCTGGATATCTGTACGTTGAGATATTGAGGCCTTCAAATCCGCTGATGAGATATGAAGAAACAACATCATTCAATCAGGACTCCACCACGATAGATATCTCAAATAGTTCTTTATACTTTGAAAAAGGAAATCCATTTTCTACTGGATCTAGTGTTTTGTATGAGTCTTCTTCCGCAATAGGGGGTCTAATTGATTCTACAATATACTATATAAGAGTCATTGACTATTTTAATATTTCTTTGTATCCAACAGAAAACGATGCAAAAAATAATAGTAATAGAATAACCCTTTCTGGAACACCTTCTGGAGTTGGGTCAATAACAGGACTTCCATTTAGATCCTACTCTGGATCTATTGCGATATCCTGATGGTATAATTATTACAGGAGAAAATATGCCAGGTATAAGTGAACCAGATATAGGCCAGCCATTAGATGTTCCCTATATATATAGACTTGTTAGCGTAGTAAATGATATTGCTAGTCAGGTAAATGATTCTGCAACAAGACTAAGTAAGGTAAAAACGTCAAATGGGGTAGTTAATACTAGAACATCAAATTTAATAGTATTTGCCAGTAATTTTATAGTTCAACAACAATCTGTTGTAGATCAAGGTCAGGTGGAAACAATAGACGTTTCCTTCGGAGATGCAGCATTTTCTTATCCACCAATAGTTGTTGCTAGCCCTGTTAGCACTGATGAAAACCCAGTTAGTAAAGACGTTCTTGTAACTGTTAACTCAGTAAGTAATTCAGGTGCCACAATATCTGTTAGATTTAATTCTTCTGGATCTGTAGATGTTTCCCTGAATGTTATGGCAGTAGGCGTTTCCTCTAGTGTATAATTTATTCTTGTGCTAACATGTAGAAAGTGTAAAGGAAGGGTGTTTATTGATAGAGCCTACACCTCTAAAAATCATATAGAACTTTTTTGTATACTGTGTGGTAAAAGAGAGATGTACCATAACTTTACTAAAAAAGATAGGAAGGCATCATGGCTTCTAAAAATGGAGCAGATGAGATCGGTAACCTCAATCTCAAGCCTGTAGTTAAGCCCAAAACAAAAATATGGTTTTTAAATGGTGATCTAGTTAAAATAGTTCACACTAGCAGGGCGGCAGGAATAGTTACCCTGTACAACAAAACAAAAGATGAAACAATGACTACTACCATTGTTGAATTTAAAAAGAAAAGAAAGAAAGCGTTTACAGTCAAAGAAACAGCACAACTTCTAAACTGTCATGTGAAGCATATTCCAAGACTAGTAAAAAGAGGTGCAATACCAGAGCCTACGGGTGAATTGCCAGGGGGCAAGAGAGCATTTCATTACACATCTTATTATTCAGAAGATGTAATTATGGAAGCAAGGAGGGCAATGTCCATGATTCATCAAGGGCAGCCAAGAAAAGACGGACTCATAACAAACAACAAAACTCCTACCGAACAGGAGTTGCGTGCAGCAATGGGAGATGGTATCCTATTGTACACGAAAGACGAAAACGGTAATTTTATACCAGTGTTTTCTGAAACTATCTAGAGAAGGGTTGTGCTATGGAGCCAACAAAGGTCCAGTGGTCACTGGGTTATACATTGAATACAGGAAATTTTCAGTCACTACGTCTGGATTGCCAGGTAGAGGACTATGTGCGTGATAGTGAATCCACTAAGGAAGCATCGGATCGTGTCTACTCTTTTGTTGAGCAGCAACTGATTGAGAAGTTGCAGGAGGCAAAGGAAGAACTTGAGTAATGGATGATTTTTGGGTTGAGTTTAATAACTCAGATAGTTCAAATAATTACGCATACATCGCATCAAATGAGCAGGTATCTGTCTTATGCTCTTATGGCATCACAGAGGCAGAAGCGTTTAGGCAAATGGGCAACCTTCTTGGAGATACAGATTTTGTAACTCTGATATCTCATACTGGGCACTACATGGATGATGATGCTTATGCTATAACCGCTGTTGTTTCTCATGTAAGGATTGATTAATGGCTGACAGAAAGCAGCGTTTCGCCGTTTTGAGCAGGTATGAGAAGCATTGCAAGATTAATGGAATGCCTGCCCCCAATCTAAATAAGTACAATGAGCAATGGGCAGCAGATGCTTTGCTAGAGTCCTTTGATCTTGAAGAGATTTATGACGCAATGACATATTATTTTATGATTAACCCAAGGCCAACATGGAAGGGGTTTGCTAACAACATAGATCGTCTGCTACAATCTAAGGCGGCAAAAGAAGAAGATGATAAGTTGCGTGCTGAGAGGCGTGCTAAGGCTAAGGAGTGGCTGTCAGGGTGAATCTAGAAGACAAGATTATTTCGGCGGTATTGAAGGATAAGCAGGTCCATGTTTTGCTACAGGCAAACGTAGACAATATGCTTAGGACACACGCAGATATTTGGGAATTTGTTAGAAATTATTATGAGAAGAATCAATCTGTTCCACCAGTAAACATTGTAAAGCAGAACTTCTCTGACTTTGATTATCAAGATGATGTGGGTTCAACAAAGCACCACCTTGACGAACTGCGTTCTGACTATATGAATGATGGCATTACAAATATGCTGCGAGCAGCGGCTCAAGAAATCAAAGAGGGCAGGGCTACAGATGCCCTCAACACTCTAGTAAATGAAACAACAAACTTAAAGAAGGTAACCGCTGATATCCGCGATCTTGACGTAACAGACGTTGATGACGCTATTGGATATTTTCAGCGTATTAGAGAAATGCAAGAGGCAGGAACACATGGGATCTACACAGGTTTGGCAGGATTCGACAACTACCTCCCTGCGGGAATTACGCAAGGCCAGTTGGGAGTTCTTTTGGCTTACCCTGCTATCGGTAAGTCTTGGATGGCTCTTTACTTGGCTGTTCAGGCATGGAAGAATGGAAAATCACCACTAATTGTTTCTCTGGAAATGACGGAGGAAGAGGTTCGTAATCGTATTTTTACTATTATTGGGCAGGGTATATGGAGCCACCGTAAGTTGTCTGCTGGGCAAGTAGAGATTGATATGTTTAAGAAGTGGGCTGCAAAAGAATTTACAAACAAGCCATCTATTCATATCATTTCCAACGATGGAATTGGCGAGGTATCTCCAAGCGTATTGCGTGGCAAGATTGATCAGTACAAGCCAGACATTGTATTTGTAGACTATCTTAATCTTATGACCTCAAATACTAAGACTGAAAATGAGGTTGTTAAGATGAAGAACCTCAGTCGTGAATTGAAGTTGCTTGCTATCTCAGAACAGATTCCTATTGTTGCTATCTCTTCTGCAACACCAGATGATGTTACTGATATGAACAGCGTTCCAACACTTGGTCAAACCTCATGGTCACGACAGATTGCCTACGATGCTGACTGGTTGCTAGCACTTGGTCGTGCCCCAAACAGCGATGTTCTTGAGGCGGTATTTAGGAAGAATCGCAATGGATATCTGGGAGAGTTTATGGTGCAGGTAGATTTCGATAGTGGTAGGTTTATTTACAAAGACTTTGAGTAATCGCTGGTATAATTAATGCATGAAAAACTTCATACATAGGTCTATTAAGCGTTTCCATTTAGATGGACAGATCTATGATGATGCACTAATACCAAGATTACAAAATGAATATATAAATATACTAAATACACAAATGAAATTACAAGGATATGCACCAAGACTAGATATTGACCCACAGTTTACAATCGACTATAATGGCAAACATTACAATTTCAAATTATCTGTTTACGGTACTTTTGTAGGGAAGAGGAATGCAGAATGGATGAAAGGTATATACGGCAGCAAGCCAATCTATACACCCCAGAACAAATCGGGCAAGTCATCACAGGATCGGGAATCCAGATCGAATCAGAAGTAGATTCTGACTATATTATCTTTTGCCCATTTCACGATAATCATCGTACCCCTGCGGGAGAAATATCTAAAGAACGAGGAACCTTCTTTTGCTTTTCTTGCCAGGTATCTAAATCTTTAGTAGAGTTCGTAATGTTTGTTACACACAAGACATACTTTGAGTCAATTAGATTTATTGACTCTATGGCAACAGAGTCAGACATTGTGGGTGCTATAGATAAGGCTTTGTATAAAGAACCAGAGTGGAAGGCATATGACGAGGTTCTTATTCGTAGGCTTCACTCTCAGGCACTAGAGTCCCCCAGGGCTATGAGATATTATGAGGGTAGAAGATTATCAGAAAATTCCGTCAATAAGTTTTTATTGGGATATTCAAGTAATCAAGACATGGTTATTGTTCCTATGCATAATCCAGACGGCTCAGTGCTGCTTGGTTTTGTCGCAAGGTCAGTAGAGGGTAAAGAGTTTAAAAATACCCCAGGATTGCCTAAGTCCAGGATACTTTTTAATCTTCATCGTGCAAGAAAACATGACACGGTGTATGTAGTCGAATCATCTTTTGATGCCATTCGTCTAGACCAAAACGGTATACCAGCGGTAGCCACTTTGGGAGCAAATGTATCACGAAACCAGATAGAACTATTGACAAAGTATTTCAATAATGCTATAGTTGTCGGAGATAACGACGACGCAGGAAAGGGAATGCAGCAAAAGATCTTGGATCGTCTAGGAAGTCGTGCTACACTTATCAACATACCGTCACGCTTCAAGGATATTGGAGATATGACAGATGATGATATACAAAAATTAAATGAAAAAATATCAGATCCATTATTTGCATTACTATAAGGAGAAGTATTATGGGAATTATGAAGGGGCTAAAGGCCATGGAACAGGCCATTGATAAGCCCACAGCAATCGAAAGCAACGGAGTAAAGGTCCGTTGGCTTAAGTTGGAGGATGGTCAGTCAGTCAAGGCTCGCTTTATTAACGAACTTGATTCTGATTCACCCAACTTTGACGAGGCACGCGATCTTGCTATCGTAGTGTCAGAACACACAAATCCAAAGGACTACAAGCGCAAGGCTGTTTGCTCACAGGACACAGAGGGACGCTGCTTTGGATGCGAGATGGCTCGCAAAGAAACAATGGAAGATCGTAAGCGCGGCGGTTCGTGGAGGCCACGTTTGCGCTATTACACCAACTTGCTAGTTGATGATGGCATGGAAGATCCATATGTTGCAGTATGGTCGCAGGGTGTAGGAAAGCAGTCTGCATTCAATAGCATTCGTGAGTACGCTATTGACACAGGTAGCATTAGTAACCTCACATGGCGTTTGAAGCGTCAGGGTACTGGTACAGATACCACCTATGTTCTGCTACCTACGGCCCCCGATACAGAGCCATTTGATTGGAATGGTGTTGAGTCATTCAATCTTGAAAAGGTTGTTCGTGAGGTTCCTTACGCAGAGCAGGAATCTTTCTATCTAGGGTTTGATACCCTCTCAGCAACTTCATCGTCCACTAACATTGACTGGTAATTAGGCTGGTGGGGGGAGTCGCAACGTGCTGGATTTCGCAAAACTTAGGATGGTTGTAGTTAACTGCTGAGTTACGGTTGAAATTCCAGAGAAGTCTCCCCCCACCTTTACAAGAAAGGAATATTTTGTACGCACCACTTCACGTTCATACTCATTACAGCCTCATGGACGGCGTAGCAACACCAGAGGAGTATTCAGCAAGAGCAGCAGAGTTGGGGATGCCTGCCATTGCAATTACAGATCACGGCACGCTATCTGGTCATAGGCCAATGTATCGTGCTGCTAAGGCACAGGGCGTTAAGCCTATTTTGGGGATAGAGGGGTATATCACGGCAGACCGCTTTGATAAGAGAGATAAGTCAGAGAGAGCAGCCCCGCTTGATCTTGTCTATAATCATATTGTTATTCTTGCTAAGAATGATGAGGGTCTAGAGAATCTTGGCAAACTAAACGAGATTGGGTGGAACGAGGGATTTTATAAGAAGCCCCGCATTGACTTTGAGGTATTGGACAAGTACGGTGACGGCCTGATTGTCACTTCAGCATGTATGAGTGGACTAATCAACAAGGCAATTGAGCAAGAAGAGTTTGCGGTAGCCAAACAGCACCTTCAGTGGTTTGGAGATAGGTTTGGCGATGACTTTTATGTAGAGGTTATGCCACACAATCAGCCTGGTATGAATGAGGCACTTGTTGAATTGGCAGATGCAGGAGGCTACAAGATTGTTGTTACGCCAGACTGCCACCATGCGACGGTAGATCAAAAAGAAATCCAAGAGATGATGCTTATTCTCAATACTCATGCCAAGTTAGACAAAGAGGCCACGTTTGAGAAGTCAAAGAAGTATGAAGATATGATGGAACGCCTTGATTATCTTTACGGTCATGACCGAATGATGAGTTTTAACAAGTTTGACATTCATCTTCTATCGCCAGAAGAGATGCGTGAGTCTATGGAAGGCAACGGTGGGTTTAGAGATGATATGTTTGTCAATAGCCTTGAGATTGCAGACAAGGTTGAGGACTATACTATCAGTCGCAATCTTAATCTTCTTCCTGCCGAACACCGCAACCCTGACGCAGAGATTAGAAAGTATGCAGAAGAGTTCCTAGAAGCCAATAATCTGCATACTAATCAAGAATATGTTGATCGCCTAGAAGAAGAGTTAGCGGTTATCAAGGAAAAGAATTTTGCTCCATACTTTATCGTTGTTCGTAACATGCTTAACTGGGCGAAGAAGAATGGCATCATGGTTGGTCCTGGTCGTGGATCATCAGCAGGATCTCTGTTGTGTTATGCACTAGGAATTACAGACATTGACCCCATCAAGCATGGGCTACTGTTCTTCCGATTTATTGATATTGACCGTGATGACTGGCCTGACATTGATAGTGATATTCAGGATAGCCGTCGTGAAGAGGTGAAAGATTATCTAGAAAAGCAGTATCGCTATGTTGCTAGCATTGCCACCTTCCTTCAGTTCAAGGATAAGGGAGTTGTACGAGATGTTAGCCGTGCCCTCAATATCCCCCTTGCAGACGTAAACCGTGCTCTCAAGACGGTAGATACATGGGAAGAATATCTAACCTCCAAGAACACCGCCTGGTTTAGGGAAAAGTACCCTGAGGTAGAAAAGTATGGTGACAAGATGCGTGGTCGTATCCGTGGCACAGGGGTACATGCAGCAGGCGTTGTAACATCCAAGACACCCATTTCCAAGGTTGCCCCAATGGAGACACGCTCCGTTACAGGATCTACTGGCAGAATCCCTGTGGTAGCCGTAGATATGGAAGAAGCGGCAGACATTGGTCTAATCAAGATTGATGCACTTGGTCTTAAGACCTTGACGGTAATCAACGATGCTATCTCAATTATTGAAGAGCGTACAGGAAAGAAGATTGATCTTAGTTCTATTGATATGGAAGATAAAAACATCTACGCTATGCTTTCTGATGGGTATACCAAGGGTGTATTCCAGTGTGAGGCAACACCTTACACAAACCTCCTGGTCAAGATGGGCGTAAGCAAGTTCGATGAGTTGGTTGCATCTAACGCACTAGTTCGTCCTGGTGCCATGAACACTATTGGCAAGGACTATGTTGCTCGCAAGCGTGGCAAGGAAATGGTTGTATATCCTCATCCAATAATGCAGGAGTTTACCTCAGATACATACGGTACAATTTTATATCAGGAGCAAGTTATGCTTGCCTGTACCAAACTTGGCGGTATGACTATGGGCGAGGCAAACAAGGTCCGTAAGATTATTGGCAAGAAGAAGGATGCGAAAGAGTTTGACCAATTCAAGGAGTTATTTATTCGGAACGCAACTGGGCCACTTGGCGGGGCTGCTGCTGAAAAGATGTGGCATGATTTTGAGGCCCACGCAGGATACTCCTTTAATAAGTCTCATGCTGTCGCTTACTCAACGCTCTCGTACTGGACGGCATGGCTAAAGTATTATTATCCACTAGAGTTTATGTTTGCCCTTCTTAAGAATGAGAAGGACAAGGATGCTCGCACAGAGTATTTGATTGAGGCAAAGCGCATTGGTATTCCGTTGCGTCTACCACACATTAATGATTCTGATATTGATTTTAAGATTGAAGGGAAAGGTATTCGTTTTGGGTTGGCAGCAATTAAGTTCATTTCTGATAAGATCGCTTCAAGATATATTGAAGGAAGGCCATTTAACTCTTACAAGGAAGTTGAAGAGTATACATTTACCAAGGGAAATGGAGTAAACTCTAGAGCACTAAACGCTCTCAATGCCGTTGGAGCATTGACGTTCTCAGACAATCCAAGGGACGATGAGAAGGTCAGGGAGAATCTTTATGAATATCTAAATCTTCCAGAGTTTAGTAATGAGGTTCCACAACACTATCGCGCACACCTTAATTCCGTTGATGAGTTTGATGAGGATGGAGTGTTTATCCTGATGGGCGTAGTCAGAGGAATCAAGCGAGGTAAAGGTTGGTCAAGAGTAGAAATACTAGACAACACAGGATCTATTGGAGTATTTGATGATGAAGACACTAAGATTGAGGCTGGCAAGACTTATATTATTCTTGTTGGATCTAACAGAGTCATGGAAGCGATTCCTGTCGAAAATATACAGGGTAGTGAGTCCACACTACTAAAGTTTCTTAACTATAGGCAGTTGCCATATAGCGAAAAAGAGCATTATGTGCTATCCTTTAAGCCTCGCGTAACGAAATCAGGTAAGAGGATGGCAAGCCTTGTCGTGGCAGACCACAACAGAGAACTGTATTCAGTAGTTGTATTTCCTACAGCCTTTGCTATTGCATACACAAGACTAGATGAGGGCAAGGCTTTTGAGATGGAATTTGGCAAGACAAAAGAAGGAGGGCTAACATTAAAGGAGGTAGTTCAAGCATGAAGTATTTACGAGATATGGATGATTTAGCGTTTACTCTTAACGCTAATGCACGGAGAAAGGGCTTCTGGGACGCAGATACAGAAGACAACAGGGTTATCTTTTATCTGAAGCAGTTGGCTATGGTTCATAGCGAGGTAAGCGAAACTCTTGAGGCTATTCGCAAGGAGATGGGAGATGATGTTGTAGTTGAAGAACTAGCAGACATTATTATTCGTGTCCTTGACCTATGGGCTGGTATGAGTACAGATCAATATACCAATCAATCATTAGCAAAGGCCATCAATGAAAAGATGGAGAAGAATGTTTCTCGTCCTAAGATGCATGGAGTGCTTGCTTAATGTCTGATGTTATGAGTGCAGAAGAAGTTCTGTCACAACTAAATCCAAAGTTGCGTAAGAGTATAACTACTGGAACTGGCATTGTGATTGAGAAGCAGCCAACTCCCTCATATGGTCTTAACAGGGCATTGGGGGGTGGATTGCCGTATGGTCGTCAGATTCTTATATGGGGATCAAAGTCCTCTGCTAAGTCATCTTTGTGCCTGCAAATGATTGGTATGGCCCAAAAGGAAGGAAAGGTTTGTGCATGGATAGATGCAGAAATGTCTTATTCAGAAGATTGGGCGAGAACTCTGGGGGTAGATCCAGACAACCTAATCTACTCTACGGCTCGCACTATAAACGATATGGTGGATGTTGGTACGGATCTTATGCAAGCAGGAGCAGATATCATTGTTGTGGATAGTATCTCTGCCCTTCTTCCAGCAGTCTACTTTGAGAAGGATAGCAATGAGTTAAAGCAACTAGAAAACACCAAGCAGATTGGTGCGGAGGCAAAGGATATGACCAATGCCGTAAAGATGCTTAACTATGCAAACAATCAAACAAAGCCAACGCTGTTGGTGCTTATCAGTCAGGCTCGCAATAACATTACTGCTATGTATACAAGCCAGCAACCAACAGGGGGCATGGCTACAAAGTTCTATTCTTCAACCATTATTAAGTTGTTCTCCTCTGAATCAGACAACCAGGCAATCAAAGGAAAGATTCATGTGGGAGATAAGATTATTGAAGAAAAAGTAGGAAGAAAGGTTAGATGGGATGTTCAGTTCAGCAAGACAAGCCCTGCGTTCCAAAGTGGGGAATATGATTTCTATTTCAGGGGAAACGATATTGGGATTGACAGTATCGCTGATTTGGTTGATACAGCAGAAATTCTTGGATTCATTGAACGAGCAGGAGCATGGTATACAGTCAATGGAGAAAGATTCCAAGGCAGGGACAAGTTGATTCTTGGAGTAAAAGAAGATCTTGATATTCAAGAGTCTCTTATCGACAAGGTTACTAATGCCTAAGTTTTCTATATATTCAGGAGCATTTGTATGTCAAGAGTGTAAGAAAGAAGTATTAGAGGCAAGGTTTTATATAAAATCATACGACCTAACATGGATGTGTCAAGAAAAACATCTATCCAAAGTCAATCTTTATGTTCGGGGCTACTAATGAGTGAGCGAGGAGAGGCAAAAAGAATGGGGGCAAGGCTTCATAAAAACTCAGGGAGGAACCAGAAGAAGGGTGACGCAACCTGGAATAATTATGTTGTCGATATAAAAGAATACTCTAAGTCCTTTTCTATATCTCAAGATGTTTGGGCTAAAGTGGTAACAGATCAAATGAAGGTAGACAAACAAAAATCTCCTGCACTTATACTTGTATTGGGAGAGGGAAGTCGCAAAACTAGGCTAGCCGTGATAGAATTGTCTGAACTAGAAAGGCTAATAGAAAATGACAACGACGATTGAACTCGTCAATGAGGTAGCAGAATTTACTGAGATCTCAGAACTAATGAATGACGATCAACTTACTGATGCACTTGGAGTCATTGTTAAGTTAATGATGAACCCAGATGTTCCTCCGCAAAAGGCAGTAGGTCTTATTGTGCAACTGGAGGCTTATGCAGCCAAGTTTAAGATGTTAGCGTCATACTATACAAATGTAAAGAAAGATGACAGAGCAAAGAAAAACCTATACTACTCCGCTAATGAGGCGGTACAAAGGTTGGTAGACAGCCTGAAGTATAGTGCTAAATTAGGGAGTTACTATGGCTAAGAATTTTTTGAAGCAAGTAATGGACAAGCAACCATCTGGTCCTATTGACACCAGGGAACTTATTAGTAAGATTGAAGAAGGATATACAGCAAATCGTGTGCCTGAGTTTAAGACTAAGAAATCATTTAGTCCATCAACAATCGTTTATGGAAATGGTGCGTGCCCACGATACTGGTATCTAGCATTTGAGGGTGCAGAGTTTGAAGATGATGCAGACGCTTACGCATCAGCAAATATGCAGAGTGGTATCGATGCCCACGCACGCATCCAGAGGGCTATTACAGACGCTGGAATTATGGTTGAGGAAGAGAAGAAGGTCATGATCTCCGATCCTCCTATTTTTGGCTTTGCTGACGGTATTCTACAATGGGGAGAGACACAGCCCATTCTTGAGATTAAGACAATGAGGGAAGAGTCTTATTCATATCGCAAGCACGCCAAGCCACCAAACTATCATCTCATGCAGTTGCTTATTTATATGAAGATATTGGGAAGAAGGTTAGGGGTTCTTCTTTATGAGAATAAGAATTCACACGAACTACATGCTATTACTGTAGAGGCAGATGAAGAGAAACTTGCATGGGTAGAGTATGCTTTTGATTGGATGAGAACGGTACGCAAGGCTTGGGAGGATAAGAAAATTCCAAAGAAGACCTATCGTGCAAACTCAAAGGTGTGCAAGACATGTCCAATTCAAAAGGCGTGCGCTTCCGCTGATAAGGGAGAATTGAAAATAGAACCCTTGGAGTACCTTGAGACATGAAAACTTGTTCTTGGTGTGCAAACGAATTTAATCCTTCAGTAAGTTATCAAATTTATTGTTCCCCAAGTTGTCGTCAAAATTCAACAAAACAAAAAATATATGACAGATATCAAATTAATAAAATAAAAAACAAATCAAAAAATAAAAAAGTTTGTAGTGGAGGCTGCGGCACAGTAATTAGCATATACAACAAAAATGGATTCTGTCAAATATGCATGATAAATAAAAAAAAGGTACATAAAACTTTTAAAGAAATAAAAGGATTTTTTGAAAATGACAAAGACTAGGCTATCGGAGGTAGCAAAGATACAATCTCCTAAAAACTTTTGTGCAATCGATGCAAGCACACAAAGCATGGCGTTTGCCCACTTTGTTGATCACAAATTAAATAGTTGCGGGAAAATAGTATTTTCTGGAAACACTATATATGAAAAAATAGGAGATACCGCACATAAGGTAAGTTCATTTTTTAATGCATACCCAGTTGATGTTATTTTAATTGAAAAAACTATTTTTGCCAACAGCCCACAAGTAGCAGCAAATCTAGCATTGAGTCAGGGAGCACTGATAGGTGCAGCAAAGTTGGGGGGAGTCAAGAGTGTGTACGGGGTCACCCCAATAGCATGGCAGTCATTTATTGGAACTAGGCTGTTGACAACTGATGAAAAATCTCTTATTAGAAGGAAAACACCAGGAAGATCAAATTCCTGGTATAAAGCACAGGAAAGAGAAAAACGTAAGCAAAAAACTATATTCACAGTTAATAATGAATTTGATATAAATGTAGACGATAATGATATAGCAGACGCATGTGGTATAGGAATGTATGCGTTAAAAAACTGGATGAAAGTGGTTAAAGATGAGAAGTAAAGGATTGCATCTTTCTAAAGCATATATGGAAAAAAGATATATCCGTGATAAAAAAACTCCAGAGGCTATTGCGGAAGAGTGTGGAGTTAGCGTACAATTAATCTACCGCCAACTTAAGAAGTTTGGTTTAAAGAAATAGGAGAGTAAATGTCTGACATGGTAAATCATCCATCCCACTATACAAGCGATCCTAGTGGGGTTGAATGTATTGACATTGTTCGTCATAGGAACTATAATATAGGTAACGCCATTAAATATCTATGGCGTGCAGGACTAAAGAATGAAGACAAGCATATAGAGGATCTTAAGAAGGCGATCTTTTATATTACCGACGAGATCAAAAGGTTGGAGAACCGTCATGGGTCGCAGGAAGAAAGTAGTTCCACCGCTAGCACATCTTTACCATCGTGAACCTACATTCACTACCCCCGAAGGCAGAACGCTAGAGCCTGGGGAAATTATAAAAATCAAAGGTGTCTGGGGAACTAAGTTTAAGTTTAAGGAATATGTGCGTCGCACAGACACGGGAACAGACTGGATTGACTGCTATGAACTAGAGCGTGGTCAAAACTGTGGTCACCGTTCCTTTAGGACAGATAGAATTAAGGTTCTCCCCAAAAAGCGAAGGAAGCGCAAAAAGACTCAGGTATAATAATGTTATGCCAGGGGAAAACCTAGCAAAAAATAAATACGTTCAGCAGTCTTTGTTTTCCAAAGAAAGGCCAAAGAGAAGATCCCCCAAGCGCAAAAAAGAAATAGCGCAAATGTTGGCAAACATAAAAGAAAAAAGTGGCTGCGTGGACTGTGGTGGAAAGTTCCCATATTACCTGCTTGACTTTGATCATGTAAGAGGAATAAAAGTAAGTAGCATATCTAGAATGCTAGACAAGCATCCACTAGAAGACATATTTAAAGAAATAGATAAATGTGAGATAGTTTGTGCTAATTGTCACAGAAATCGTACATTTCACAGGAAACATAATAGACAATTTTAGAATTTAAATATTGCATAATTGAGACAACTATGTTATGCTAGATATTGTTGCCGCCGCAAGGAGGAAACAGATGAAAACGAAACTGCTAGGAGGTATGCTGGGGATGGTACTAACAATTACTATTGCTTCCCCCGCCATTGCCTCTGACACGGTGTATGCTAAGTCTGCACCAACTGCGACGGGAAAGGTCGTATACATCAGCCATGAGCATAAGTCTGCTCGCTCCGCTGATGCTGACGATATGAAGGGCTACGAGCCATCTTTGTATCGCGGTAAATGGTTCGATTCTAAATGGGAAAATTCTCGTAAATGTATTATGAAGCGTGAATCCCGTTTTTCTTATCGGGCTGCCAATAAGTCATCCTCGGCA